GTAATTATATTCGGCTAGTTACTGAAACTATTGAAGATGATGAGGAGGAGGAAGATGGCTCTGAATAAACAGAAAAAAGTAGAGTACATAAGACAGATATTAGACGAAATCAAGAATGGCAATATAAACGGTAACGAAGATTCAATCTTAGTTGAAGTAGCCTTAGATTTTATTGAAGATCTAACAGAAAGGAGTTCAGATGGCGGAGACGCTTAATTCTTGTGACAACAGTGATAAATTAACCCTCCTATTAAACATAAGACAAGGAACACAATCAACCACATATTCAGTTTCTAACTTACCGGATTGGTATGACATGTTAGGAATATTTGCACTTTACGGTATTGTAGCTTTACTTATATTTTATATCGGCTTATGGATCGGAAGTAGATACATATAACATAAAAAGGAATAAATATGAAAAAATACCATCCGTTTTCTGAAAAGATAGTCGATATCCTTGTTCGCAAAGTTAACAATGATAATCGACATTTTTTTCGCATTCTAACTGGATATTACTTATCTAAAGTAGCGTCCATGATGCGATGTAATATACAAACAAATGATAGAGATGTAATTCCAGTTAATACTTATGTACTAAATTTGATGGTATCAGGAACAGGTAAGGGACACTCTACTAATATTTTAGAACGTGAGTTTATAGCTCACTTTAAGAAAGAATTTCTAAATAATATATTTCCCAGAAAAGCTGAGGAAAATATACAAACACTAGCTCAAGAAAGAGCCGAGTGGAGAATTAATATTAGTCAAAGTATTCTACCTTTAAACGAAGAATACGAAATTCAACTTGATAAATTTCAGAAACATTTTGATCGTTTAGGAGAGTTAGCTTTTAGTTTTGACAGTGGAACTTCTCCAGCTGTTAAACAAATGCGTGAAAAATTACTATTAGCTTCTGCAGGTTCTATGAATTTAGAACTAGATGAAGTTGGATCAAATCTATCCTCTAATGTAGATGTATTAAATACATTTTTAGAACTCTACGATGTAGGTTTAGTAAAACAAAAACTCATTAAAAATACGTTAGAGAACATACGATCAGAAGAATTACCAGGGAATACCCCAACTAATCTAATGATGTTTGGTACACCTACTAAATTATTAGATGGGGGAAGAATAGAAGAGGAATTCAAACAATTTCTAGAAACAGGTTATGCCCGTAGACTACTATTTGGGTACACAGTAGATAGTCACCGAACTAAATATGCTTCTGCTCAAGAGCGATATCAACAGATGGTAGATACTGCTTTAGCTAAAGAAATGTGCTTAATTCAACAAGCATTTACTAATTTTGCTAAGAGACCATTTAATCCAGTATTGCAGATATCAGAAGCTAATTCTGTATATCTAATTAAATATCAAATGAAATGTGAAGAAGCAGCTGATGATATGAAAGATCATATGAGTATTCATAAAGCTGAAATAATCCATAGATATTACAAGGCTATTAAGCTAGCTGGAGCCTATGCATTTACTGATAATTCTACTGAAATTACCCAAGATCACCTAGATTACGCAATTAGTGTAGTAGAAGACTCAGGGGAGGCATTTCACACATTAATGCGTAAACAGGGCCCCTACGAGCGTCTAGCGCATTATTTAGCAGATTGCGACAATGAGGTGACTCAGCATGAGTTGATGGAAGAACTCCCATTCTACAAAGGCTCAGAGGCTCAAAGGAAGGATTTAATGACTTTAGCTATGTCTTTTGGATATAGGAATAATATTGTCATTAAAAAACGAACATTGGACGATATCGATTTCTTTCTAGGGGAAACCCTTGTAGAAACTGACCTAAATAGCCTAACAGTGGCAATTAGTAAAGATATTGCCTATGACTATCAGACTGATCATCCTCCATTTGATAAGTTACATAAGTTAACTACCGCAGAGGGATATCATTATACCGCTCACGGATTTGTTAATGGTCATCGTAAAAGTGAAAACGCTATCCCAGGATTTAATTTACTAATTTTAGACTGTGATGGAGATATAAGTACATCTACAGTTAAAGTATTACTGGAAGATTACACTTTTCTGATCTCTACAACTAAACGACATACTGAGAAATTAAACAGATTTAGGCTTATTTTACCTATGTCACACAGAATTAAATTATCCCCTGGTGATTATTCTAAATTCATGATGAATGTATTTGAATGGTTGCCATTTCCTGTAGATGAAGGTGCTAAAGATATTGCTAGAAAATGGGCCACTTACCCAGGACAGTATGAGTATAACGCAGGAAATATTCTGGATGCTACTATGTTCATACCAGAAACTAAGCGATCTGACGAAACAAAAGCACAGATTACAGCTACTGGTGTAAGTAATATTGAGCGTTGGTTTACTACTCATACTACTACAGGTAATAGAGCTAATCATTTATACAGATATGGGATGGTTATGATAGATGCTGATATGGCATTAGGAAGTATAGTGGAAAAATTAGAAGAATTTAATAATAAGCTACCTATTCCTCTACCAGAAGACCAATTCAGGAATAGTACTGTTAAATCTATTAGTAAAGAATTTCAAAAAAGGAGTAATTAATATGAATTTCGGTATACCAGATAAAGATCAAGTACAAATAAAGAAAGCGTTTTCTTTGTTATGGGATTCATTTGGAAATATATGGGACAATGTAATCGATGACAAAAAAGAAGAAAAAATTAAAACACTTGAGAAAGAAATAATGATAATGAAAAGACATCGGAATCTTAAAGAATTAGGGGGAAAAGTAGATGAATAACAATCATTTAGTACTAGTTTCAGGTAAATCTAGCTCAGGTAAAAGTGCTAGCTTGCTAGATATGGATAAACCTGAAGGAGTCATGTATCTAAATTGTGAGAATGGTAAAAAATTACCATTTAAAAGTAAATTTAAAGAACTAACGGTTACTGATCCAGATCAAGTATACCAGGCATTTAGTGAAGCTGAAAAAATGAAAGATGTACATACTATCGTCATCGATAGTCTTACATATCTAATGGATATGTATGAAAGTACTAAAGTACTAAATTCAACAAATACAATGCAGGCATGGGGGCAATATGCACAATATATGAAATTATTGATGTCTCAGATAGTAGCTAAATCTACTAAAAATGTAGTCTTTTTAGCTCATACTTCTGATGTCCTAAATGAAGCCGAAATGGTAAACGAGACTATGGTTAAAGTTAAAGGATCTCTAATGAATCAAGGAATTGAGAGTTTCTTTACTTGTGTCATATCTACTAAGAAAGTAGCTATGGCCAAATTAGAAGATAAAATTGCTAAATCTCCATTGTTTAAAGCTACTCAAGACGATAAAGATAATGGATTTAAATATGTATTTCAAACTCGATTAACTAAAGAGACAGTTAACGAACGAATACGTAGTCCTATGGGAATGTGGCCTAGAAATGAAACTTATATAGATAATAATCTACAGAATGTAGTTAATAGACTTCACGAATACTATAAGTAAGTCCTGCATGATATACTAACGTGGTGGTACCGCAGTATTAGAGCCACGTTAAAATATCTACTGCAGGATAGGACTATATTCCCCCCTTTCAGGGTCACTCCTTATGTAGGACCTATCCTAACTGAAGAGTTATAAAATACTAGTCCTCTCCTTGTATAGCTGCAAGGAGAGGCATTTTATTTTCAACCCTATAAATTAAGGAGGAATATGAGCCACGAAGGAAATGATAAGATTACAGACAACATACGAGATAGTAAAATAAATATAGACGATTTACGAATTGCCCAAATAAACAAGTTAGTACATAACGCTACAGAAATGGGATTTGGGATAGTACAGGAAATTGCTGTAGAAACTCTAAAACGAAAACCAGGGTGTTCTGTTAAAGAATTCCTAAAAGTATTAGATGATTACTTAGCACAGCAAAAAACACAAGTGAACAACAATGGCTAAATCAAAGCCATAATTTTAACACTCAAATAAAGGAGAAACTTATGAGTGAATGGGAACTTCCTAAAGATGTAGAATCTCAATCTATTGAAAGAGTAGGTGGAGGATTTGCTTGGGAATCTGGCGTGTATGACGCTACTATTAAAATGGTTTATCTTAATAAATCAGCATCTGAAGCAGTAAGTGTAAATATTATTTTACAGAATTCTGATGGTAAAGAGCTAAAAGAGTCCTTTTGGATTAAATCCGGTAAAGCTAAAGGGAATAAAACTTATTTTACTAAAAATAAGAAGAATTACCCACTACCTGGATATTCCATTGCGAATTCTATGTGTGTAGCTACTTCAGGAGAAAGTCTAGCTAAATGCATGGATACTGCTGAAAAGAAAAAGATCAACATCTGGAATCCAGAGTTGAAAAAAGAAGCACCTACGGAACGTCCAGTATTAATGGGTTTAGTTAATAAATCTATTAAAGTAGCTGTTCATCAAGTAATTGAGGATAAAACTGCTAAAAATGCATCTGGACAATATGTACCAACTGGTGAGTCTCGTACTCTAAATCAATGTAAATTCTTTGGTAATACTGATGGTAAAACTGCCGAAGAAATTGCTAATGACAAGCCTGCTGTAATGTTTGATAAATGGGCCCAGAAGAATACAGGTACAGTTGTAGATAAAACTACCAAGACTAAGAATGGTAATTCTGCAGCTGATATTATGGGAACATCTACAAATACAGCTACTAATGATAGTGAAGGACAAGGTTCACTATTTAGTTAGGAAAAAATATGCTTATTGCAGGTGTTGATCCAGGAGCTAATGGAGCAATCGCTGTACTGGATTCTTCGAATCCAGACAGCGTTGCTCTGCTAGATTTAGCTAAAGTTACTCCATTTGACGCATATCAATGGCTCCATAAACAACAACCAAATAGTGTATGGATAGAAGATGTTCATTCTCTATATGGAATGTCTGCTAAATCTAATTTTGGATTTGGCAAAAATCTAGGCATTGTTACGGCTATTGCTAAAATTGCCATTA